TTTCCATCATTCAAAAGATAGATAACATCACCCTGTTTGTCGACACATTTCGCATATGCAGCCGAAACAGTGTCTAAAGCGTGCTGTGGATCAGGACGTGTCCCTGAATTATTGTCGTTTCCATTAGCAGGGTCAACAAAGTATGCTTTAGATTTCCCACCCATAATTGGCAGCATCCCTGCACTAGAAACTGGTATTCCACCGAAGTGAAATAATTGATCTGGAAAAGTACTCATTTAAAATCTCCTATTTTGCTACCACCCTTTTCGGTACAGCCGCTACGGTAACGACCTGGTAGCACTTCTATATACTATGAGATTAATCCGCATTGAATCACATAGTGGAAAAGCAGGGGGGCTAGTTAAACTGTATTAAATTTAGCCCCCCTGATAAAAATCAACTATCGCCCACGTAGATTAACCTACTGTCATCGACACTAAAATCAAAATACTGGAGCGATGTCACAATGGTATCTCTCGTAGTATCCGGCCCATCCTTGACTTTTAAATCAGGCTCACCAGAAGTATACACAAAAGCACCATACTTAGGATGATTCTTTGCGATAACGAACCAAGTCGTACTCGCCGTCAGTCTGTGATACACAAACGGACTCAATTCACCCTTAATCACATTGATAGTATTGGAGTCTTCCCACGGTTTCATCGATGATTTCAGCAACTCATTGGCATCCTGACGCAATGTGTAGTTCACAACCAAAGTATCCGGTTTCGCAATGAAAACATTACCCTGGTCATCGTACATATAGTCAAAATACTGAATTGCCGACTCTAACGAACTCAATGCTAGGGCTGAATCGCCATAGTTGTCATACGTGGTAGCGGCATCATCCAAACAGGTGTGCGAGTTATGTGCCACAGCAAGCCCGTCAAACGTATTGGTATAGGTGGTCGCTGTCAGGTTATTCCAAACTTTGGCAACCTCAACGTCCTTACCCTCCATCTGCATACGTTTCAAAGATTTAGTGAGCATTTCCATCACACCAATCTTGTTGAACTTTTTCATCCTGTCTGTAATACGAAAACCAGAACCATAGGCAACCTGCTCATAGTCCTTCACACCGTCGAATTTCGGGTCTTGGATGGGGATATTTTCTCCCTCGTCCAATTCACCAGGATAATCCAATCCGGCGTATCGTCCATGCCTCTCGTACTCGTCGCTGGTCTTGTAGGATTTAAAAACCCTAGGCCATTCGACAATCGCCTCTCTGTCCGTACTATCAAACCACCTTCTAACAAGAGTCTTAAAAACATCCTTGTTATCACTTCTATCCCAATCTGTTCTTACAATAGCCATTGTCTACTCCTTACCCCAAGTCCTTTAGGGTTCCATCGAGCTTGAATCGTACATATACTCTACCAGCTGCTTTTGCACCATCTCTGCTGTCTAACTGCTCAATTCTAACGTGTGTAGTCGTAGTGTCGCCCAAATCAACAGCCATGCTTCCAGACGTGAAATTCAAGCCGAAGTCCTCACCAACATCTGTCTGTGCCGAGGTTGTATCTACCTGTGCAATCCACACCGAATCAGGTGTGATAACCTGTACCGGAATCTGAGTGCTTGTCGTAGTCCCGCCAGGAGCTTTAAGAGCAACACCAAAAATGTTGCTGTCCGTAGCGATAGTTACTCGTCCACTAGAATCCAATCCAACAAGGTCATTTGCAGCAAAGTCGTTTCCACCATCGTTGGGGTAGTCTTTGACATAGGAGTTTCCAATGCCTGACCATTTAATACCCATCGTACTCATTATTCTCTATCCTCTAGTAGAAGTCAGGCCAGTGTCTATACTCCTCCCATAGAACGTATTTCTCTGAGTGTCCGTTCTGCTTCTGCATCAACATCGTCATCAGGTACATCCGTGCCAGCATTTTTAGCCTCTTGCTTAAATTGAGCCTTGACACTCTTTCCAGCCATCTCTGACCTCCGAACAGCCTCTTTCCTGTGTTTAACATGCACCTCAATGGGGATTTTCACTAGAATCAGGTCTAAGTCGGTATAATACCCCTCAGCATTGGGGGCATACCCCTCAGGCCAATAGTCATCCCCGACTACAACTGGTGTAGCCCTGAATTTTTGTTTCCACCTATGGAATGAGGCAAACGGACGTGCAGTCTCGTTCTCGGAATATTTGCACCATTTGAGTTTGAAAGGATGGATATAGCCTTCTGCAAAATCACGATTCCTGTAGTACACCTTGTTTGTGAATACATACTCGCCCTTTGACGGGTCGGATTTCTCCTCGTCCCAAATTGAACGCTTTAAATCTACGATTGGTTTAGCCATTATCTACCCTCCATTTCTCTTGTTGCCTGTACTTCTTTTAATGCTTGTTCTTTCGTTATGCCCGTTTCCATCAATTTTGAAATCAATGTTCTAGTAAGGGCATCACCCTCCAATGGAGGGATTTCATCGTCCTCATTAGACGATGACGCACTAGGTGATTCCGTTTGGGTGGGGTTCATGGGTGCTGCCCCAGCTTGAGGTATTTTGTATCCAGTCTTAGGCCCACGCAGTATCCATGCTGTCCCTACCCACGCACTAGGATCGCCCAAAATGCCAGGATTCATAGTCCCTGACTGGACTGCCCCATACATGGCTTGTTCAAGCTCGGTATCCTCGATACCCTCAAATGCCTCTGGATGCTGCATCTTCGCCATAGACTTAGCTATGGGTGCCTGCTGAAAAGCCGACTGGTACAGTAACCTCATTTCCCTCTGTCTTGATAGTTCCTCGAAAGTCTCTGTAGGCTTATCGAAGAATTTCTCATCATAGTTGGGTTGCTGAGCCTGCTGCTGTGGAACCTGTTGCTGCATCTGAGCAGCGTTCTGGTCGTACCACAGCTTGTACGCCTTCAGTTCCTCTACCCTTTTACGTTCCTCTCCTAGTTCCTGTCTGAATCGTCCTAATTCGGACTCCATACTCTTGAGCTTATCTTCAAACTCGTTTGACCCTTCCCCTGATTTCTTTTCCTTTGCTTCTTTTGTTGCTTTCGACTCATCAGGGGTGTCTTTCTGTTCTCCGAAAGGCTCCTCAACCTCTGAGACCTGCTTTTCCTCAGGCGTGCTCTTTGGTTCGTCGGGCTTTGCCTCGCCCTTAATGTTCATTCTGTTCTCCTTGCGAGACTACCTCTACGTAGCATACTCGCTATTTGGTTTTATCCCTCTATCTCATCCTTAATCTGTTCATACAGACGTTCGGGATATTCCCTATACACTGGCTCAAGTGCTTTAAAGGCACCCTGCCAGTATCTAATTTTCTGGTCATTGTATGACTCTGTGGCACACTGCCTCATAGCATCTTCAGACATCTCCTTGATAAACATCAAGAATCTGTGCCAAAACTCATTCTCTACCAGCTTGCCGTAGTCCTCAAGCAACCGCTGGCGGGATATTCTGTCCCTGTTGTCCAGTTTCTCCTCCTCTCTCCATCCCCTCTTCCATCTGGGGCTGAAATGCCCCAGGATTCTGCATTATCTGTTCCAGTAATTGTTTAATCATCGGATGCTTAGTAGGGTCTGGAACAAGATGCTCTGCATCTACATTGCCGAAATCCTTCACAATCCTACGCATGATAGTCGAACTTATCACTAAATCCTCAATGATAAACAACTGTAATGCAGGATTAACCATCGGGAACATATTCAATGCACCTGCCACGGATGTAGAATAATCTTTAAGTAATTGGTATAGGGTCAAATCAATCTCTCGCCTCACCTCGGTGTTTAACACCTCGGACGAAGCCATCAAATCAACCTTAACACCATCACGTATATATCCTGCTGGGAATGATACTGCTTTAGTATCAAACCCACCCTCTTCTTCTGTCTTATATGATAAAGTCGGTGAGAACTGGGCAAACATCTCAAGAACCATAATCCCGATTTCCTCAATGTCTTGCCTGATATTGTCAATACCGAACTTGAATTTCTTATTAGCTTCCTGGATAAGTGCCAGTGTATCCCTGGCAACAGGACGCTCTGCCGTAGACTGTCCCATAACATGCTGAGTAACACCTACTGCCTGCTGTGCATACTGATTAATGAGGGCTTCTTCCTGCCACGTAGACGGATACACTTCGGATAACCCAAACTCCTCAAGGTCATCCATCTCATCCATATCTACAATCTGTCCAGGTTTAACATACTCAATATTTTTACACAACGAGCCTGCACGCCGTTTCATGGGCGGTGCATTGATAATATTCATCCTGTCAATACGCTGATTATGGACAGTATCAATCTCCTCCTGAAGATGCTCAAGAATCTGACACAGCCCCTCACCATCAAAACTGTACTCAACAGGATTAAAAACCAGTTCCTTGAAAGGGCGGAATCCGTAAAAGAACGGGTTGTAGATAGCCCTCAGTATAATACCTGTCCGCTGATTGTAGGTGACAACGATATCATCAGGCTCACCATCACCGTCCACATCATAACGTAACCACAACTCCCAAATCTCGACCATGTCCTGCTCTTCCTGGTACTCCTTGTTAGCATCCTCAATCCTCTTAACTTCCGTTTCATCCAACTCGTCACCGATAAGTAAAGTATCTAACTCATCTGCTGTCAGCGTATAGAACTTCGTCCGTTTCCTCATCTCTACCACCGGCTTCGGCAGCCTGGTCTTAAAACCAACCAAAAAAGCATCCTGAATAGTACGTGCATCAGATGATATAACGAAATCTTTCCTGTTAATAGCTTTCAGGACAGGCCCGTCATAGACGGTCTGTGGCACTTTAACAAGCAGCTCGCCATTACTGGCACGATACTTTTTAATCTGTTTCGACCGTATCTCCTCTGGCGTGGCACGACGTACAATAGTGCGTTTCCTTCTCTCATAGTCAAGTTTAATAACACCAGTACCAGTCTTCATACATTGCAATAAAGGTGAGAATATAGTCTTGCGAAAATTGGCGATCCATTTCTGCCACCAATCAAGACCATCCTCAAGTTCAGGTACAACATCTACCCACTCGGGCTCTAGAGCACGCAGAACCCAAACCTTTACCTGAGAAAAGATTGCATCAACAACACGCACAAGAACCGTATCTGTGAGCCAGCGGGTGAGTGGAATCGCTAAATTGCTACACCCCTCGTGGGGGTAGGATTTAGGCTTCTTTTTACCCCTATACTGCCTGTTCCATACCTCAAGCTTCTTGATAAGTTTAGCCTGATTCTGGAGTTCTCTGTTCAGGATATGTCTTATATCACCAGCGAGTACGTCTTTTAGTACTCCCTTACCACGGATTTTCTTTTTAAGATTGACGGTACTACCGCCCGCCCACGGCTCTGTATCTGTTTTAGTCTGTGAAAATGTAGTATCTGGCATTATCGTCTCATATATCTCTATGGTTTATGTGTTTTTCTAATATCACTTAATTTAAGACCCTTCATATTTCTTCTGTTTGCCTCGTGTGATTGCCAATGAAACATTCGTTCACCTTTTTGAAATTTTGAAATAGTAACCATAAACCACAAAAAATTTACAATAGTATGTTTCCAATAACCATATTCAAACGAATCATTGCGAGGTTCAGAACAAATATCCTCATACATATATTTTTTTGGTTTCAAGGAGGAACTTGGGAACTGAATCTCTATTGCTTTGTTATCCTTTTTCCTACTCCAAATAAAACGACGGTCATAACGGGAGTAACACCAAATCTTTTTGCTATAAACCCAAGTT